AGATTCATAAACATGGTTTTCAAGGACCTGGTGGTTGGTTAATTGATAATTGTTTAACCACACTTAACAAGCAATGTCCTGTTTGTGAACACAATTCTACATTATGGCAGTCAGGTATTGAAGCTAACAAAGATGTAGTTCGTAAACAGAAACGTAAGTTGGATTATATTGCCAACGTATACATTGTTTCTGATCCAAAACATCCTGAAAATGAAGGTAAAGTGAAGTTGTTCCGTTTTGGTAAAAAAATCTTTGATAAGATTTCCGAAGCAATGAACCCTCAGTTTGAAGATGAACAAGCAATCAATCCATTTGATTTATGGAAAGGCGCTAACTTCAAGTTGAAGATTCGTAAGGTAGAAGGTTATCAGAATTATGATAAGTCTGAATTTGAATCACCATCAGCATTATTTGAAGATGATGGTCAGATGGAAGATGTTTATAAGCGTGAATTCGCTCTAAGTGATTTGATTGCTGATAAAGAGTTCAAGTCTTATGATGAGTTGAAGAAACGTCTTGATAAAGTTCTAGGTTTGAATGGTGAAACACCAGCACCTAAGACTACTGTTGAAATGATTAAGGCAAATCCTGATTACAAACCAAAACCTGTAGCAGAAGATTCACCTTTTGTTGAACCAGATTTAACAGAAGATGATGACCTGAGTTATTTTGCTAAACTAGCAGAAGAAGAATAAACCTCCCACCCCTTGGTTTAGAACCCACCGAAAGGTGGGTTTTTTATTGGTTAAACCACAACTGAAATACTCATCAAATAACGGTCAAGGTCAGCATTTCTTGCTCTTGCCGTATTTGTTTGTACAATCTTAGGTGGAGATTTATCACCAATAGTATTAGTACTACTGTTTACAGAAACGATTGGTTGAGTATCACCACCTGTTGATGCTTGGCTTGGTGCAGCTACAGGCACAGGAGGATTGGCTGACTGTTGTACGGGTTGTACTTTAGGTGTTTCGGTTGCGGCCGTAGGCACAGGCACATCCGTTTTTTCTGGCGTAGGTTCAGATGAAGCTGATTTTACTGGAACAGCAGTAGGTGTTTCTGTTTTATTGTTTGGTGCTTGTGAAGTTTGTTTTGATTTTCTTGCAGTAATTTCTGATTCTATATCATCAAGTTGTTTTGCTTTGAGTTTATCAGATTCATCACCTTGACCTTTTTTTACTCTGTATCTTGGATCGCCAGTTTCAATTAGCAATTGTTGTTTGGCCTCCAATTCTTCTAATGATGCCTTTTTGATGCCTTTTTTGTCCACTGCTTTTGCTTTGTTGGCCAAAGATTTATTTGCTTGTTCTTCTTCCGAAGAAGGCAATTGAGTTTCAGCACCAGGTCCTGCAACAGCTGTACCTACAGGACCTTTACCTGCTAATGCTGCCTGGGGATCAGCAGCAATCATTTTAGCAATCCATGCAGCAATTGTACCAGCAGCAATAAGTCCTAAAAATGCAACGCCTGCTGGAGTAATAAGAAATGCAGCTAAAGTTCCTAACGCCTCAAGTGCCATTGCGCCTATCGAAGAAACAAATGTTAATAATGGAGCAATTAAAAATTTCAGTGCGTCAATTGCTTTCCCAATTAATCCTTTAACCATATCAATTATACCATCAAAGAAACCAAATCCTCCTGCATCACCAGATTTACTCACATCTTTTGATTTTGGCACTTTCATATATTTTTTGATTGTGTCGACCAATTCTTTATGTCTGCGGTCGTCCTCATCCATTTCTTCCTGTTTGAAAGTCTTATCAATCTCCAAGTTCAATTTATGCATTTCTTCATTTTGCATCATAAAGTTATACATCTTGGCCAATACATCAGCCACACCATCACCACGTTTTAAAGGTTTAATCGGACCTGCGGCAATAGTAGTAAACTGTGGGTTTTTTTTACCTTTTATTTTTTTACGACCAATACCACCAAAAGCTTTAATATCTTTATCACTACGACCAAACAATCTACCTAAACCAGTAACAGCAAAATCACCAAGCGCACCTTTGCCGGTAGCTTTTCTAACCCAATTTAATGGATCCAAACTCTCTTTGATACCTTTGGCTTTGGCCTGAAATTTTTGAGATGCAGCACCCTTAATAGATGCACTAAGAGATTTACCCTCACCAAACTTTTGTTCGGTGATGAGAGATAAAAGACTTCTTTTTCTAATACTTCTTGCTTTTTGATAGTCCATTTTATGCTAAGTTATATTGTTTTTGTAAAAATGCTGGATAATCTGATACAATTTCTTCTATTATACTATATGTAGTACCACCTTTAATTATATTGGTATTATTATTTAATACAGAAACGGAAGGCGTTGTGGTAGATTCAGTATTAGATATTTTCTCAGGTAAAGGTGTTGGTGTTGGTGCCACAGGAACAGGAGATGGCATTGTTTTGGATTGAGTACCAGCTTTTAAATGATTTTCACGCTCAATTTTTAAGACTTTACTAATCTCATCAACAGAAATGGCAGCACGATTACCTGAACCATAATGAGATTGCATACCACCCTTATCAGGATCAGCAATCGAAGCCCATTCATATGATAATTGGCGAACCGCATCTTTCAGTAAAACAGGATCATCTGTTGGACTGTTAATGTATTTGGCAATGGCAGGTCGTTTGGCTGTAATTAAATAATCACTAAAGATTTTTTCTTGTAACTGTGAACTAAACTTTTCATCTTTATTAATATTAAGCGTTTTAACAGCATCAGACAAAGTTTCGGGAATAACTTGATATTTACCTACTGCAAATAACTTTTGATCTTCATTTGGTGCACCCCATTTAATAGACTGACGAGCCATGATTTCACCAACGGTCATATCTTCTAATTTTTCTGGTTTATTACCTGCAATAATTTTACCGCCTCTTGTGCCTTTATTATAAGCATTATAACTGGCTTTACCAGATTCGCCTTTTTCGGCAATCAGATTACCTAATGTTAGAGCACCACCTACTACGGCTGCACCAGCAACTGCAGCACCAGCAGTAGTGGCAATTCTTCTTGCTGTTGTTCCTCTAGGTGTAGTAGGTTCTACCTTTTCAGCTTTAACACCTGTTTTAGGTTTTTCTTTTTTCTCTTTGGGTTCTTTTTTAGGTGGTTTCTTTTGTTTGCCACTAAACAAACCAATTAATTCTTTAGACCGTTCTTCTTTTTTTTCGGCTAACTTTTCTTTGTATTTGGTTTCTTCTTTAAAATCAGCATCTCTTTCGTGGTAAGATTTGACCATGAGATTGAAGATTTTACCTAGAATATCACCTTCTGAATCACCAGCTTTTAATTTGGTTTCGGCAGTAGGTGCAATGGTATTAAATTGTGGGTCTTTTTTACCAACAAGTTTTTCTTTTGTATTTTCTTGTTTTACAGAAGTATCGGATTTTTGTTCTTTGGTTTGATTTGGTTTTTCTTTAGAAGTTTTTTTGAATGTATTACCTACAATTTTGGACATCAAAGGCAACATCATAAATTCCATGTAACCTGGAGTTCCAGCAAGTTCTACTGCCATTTCTTCTAAACGAGCATCACTTAGATCCGCAGCAGTTTTTTTGACTTTTGCCATCTGTTGAGGCGTTAAGTCAGCACCACCATCCATAAGTATTAAACTGAGTTCACCTTTTTTGATTAACTCGTTAAATGTTTTATCATCCATCTATCGTCTTGCTGCAGCCTGTTGTTGTTTTATTTTTTCGTTTTCTTCTTCAATATACTGAATCAACATAGTAACGTAAATGTCTCTCTCCCACGGTAGCATATTTTCAAGTTCCGTGAGAGAATACTTATGGTGTTGCATCAACGAGAAATTAGTTTTATAGTAATTTCTCAAATTATCATAACAAAATATTACTCGAAAAAACTTTCGAGACCTTCCATACTAATCGTATGTTCAAAATTACATTTGGAACATTTCATTTCCATTTTTCGATGCATTGTTGGTAAATTATTAAAGAATTCTTCCAACTTGCCAAATTGTTCTTGATTTAAAGATTCGATAAACTGCATCAATTCTTCTTTTGGTGTTTCGTGTGCATGATAGTATTGTTCACCATCAAAAATCCATTCAACACTTTCTGCCATTACTTCAAAAGCAATATCAACAGCCGATTCTTTCTTACTTAACTTATCAACCAAAGAGAACTCTGGATATTTCATCTTGATAGAAATCTTATCGGTTACTTTAATCGTATCTTTTCTATCAGGATCAACATCAACTTTAATGTCCAATAAGTTTAATGTGCCTTTCATTTTATTATTACAGGCTTTACCATCAACTTCATTGGTACAGATGTATTCGTTTTCTACTACCTCACCTACAGACCTTGCTCGTAAGTTAATAAAGTAAAACTCAACATCAATTACTGGTAACTTATCAACATCAATATTGTCGGTCAAGGTACAGTTAGTTAGAACTTGACGGATGTTTCTTTCAATTGTTTCTCTATCATCAGATTCTAATGCCATCATCAAATTCTTTTGTTCTTTTACTAAAAAAGGACGAAAACGAATATGTTTTTTTGATAACGGTAAATCTAATTCATATACTGGTGCATCAATCTTTGGTAATGCCATTTTAAAACTCCTCAAATATTATAATTAAATCGAACTAATCAAACCAGAAATAAGACCACTTTCAAGATTATTAATGAGTGAACTAACAGAATTATTACTCCATTGACGATAAGCAAATACTACCGCCAGTTTATGGTGACCATCGGCCGCCCAATCTAAGTCCAATTGGTTCACATCAATTGGAAATGCTTCTTGTAATAAACCAGCATAAGTTAAATTGTTCTTCACATCATACTGATTAATACTAATATCAACAGCATAATTTGATTTATACTGAAAATTATATGTTGTTGATGGATTCATTAATTCCATCCAAGCATCAAAGAAAATCTTTTCATTCATATCATCAGACAGAATGAATGTAAGTGTTGCTTCTTGNTAATTGGTNTGATATGGAAACTTTTCAATTGGTGCAGAACCCATTTTTTTATCTGCCGTTTCAAATGAACGACCAGGTAATGCCGCTGTATCACAACGNAAAGTTAAATTTCTGGCACTAGTNATATAGTTTNCCAAAGAAAGTGGTACAGGAATNGTNACATCAAACCTATTCGGTCTGGCAATATCTGTGGTAAAACTGGCTAAAAAATCATTAATGGTACCGGCCATTTAGTTTTTCCTTATTTCTTCTATCGAATCTTGCCAGACTTTATTCGGTTTGGCTTTTCTAAACTGTTGTAGTGGCAATAATGTAGCAACTTCCCACTCGGACGGTTGAATGGTAAGTAACCTTGACTTAATATGACCAAAAAGATAGCGTTTGAGACAAGGTTGAAACTCACGGAGGCGTCTGGAGGTCGTTAAAATGTCGTAAGTGACTCTCAACCTTTTAAT